GTTGTTTCTATTCTATCAAACCTTTCCATCATATCTGTGTAATTTCCATCATATGAATATGTTTTATGTGCTTTTGTCATTGGTAATAATAGATATTCTTCTTCTCCATCTGGAAACAAATAATTTGTATTTGTTTCTGTAACTCCCGATATTGATTTTAATCTTTGTATAGGTTGTACCGCAATATTAGTTCTATCCCATCTTTGTTTATCTGAATTTGTATTAAAAGGTCCAAAATCTTCTCCCTTTTTATCCCATAAAAAGAATGGTACTTTTTGTGAATAATCACCCAATCTATTATTTAAACATAATCTAACAAATCTACCATTATCGTCTAATTTAAAATCAATAGGTGTTGGTCCGTAATTTCCTGTTCCTCCCGTAAAATAATCTTTACCCGGACTTTCTTCGGGGTCTAAAAATTCACCATTAAACATAAAATATTTTGAACTATCTAAATCAAACGCTTCGATACCTGCCTCATTATTTATTGAAATTAATTGTGTTATATCTCCATCCAATACTTGTCCAAAACTATAACTTGAGTCACTAAAGAAATCTCCAACATCAAACTTAGCGTTTGTTATGTCCATTCGATAATTAATTGCATGTTCTATAATGTTAGCGGGATCTTGGTATGATGTAACAGTTAAATCCCTTACAACAGAACATGTTGGGTCTATTCTTGGGTCATAACATATCTCATACATAAATTCATCTCTTACACCTACATCATAAAATGTGGTTGGGTGTAGTATTTCTTTATATCCACTATAATTTTGACCTATAAATCCACTTGTGGGATTATATGGCGTTGCTCTATAATAAAACTTCTTATCTAAAACATTATAAAAAACTAATTCTCTTGGGAATTTGGATCCTCTTTGATTTAAATCTAAAGAGTTTAAATCATCCCACTTTATCCTATAATCAAACTTAAAGAAATATAATAATCCATTTAACCAATTATCTATAAATGAAAAATTAGTAACTCCTCCACAGAAAAATAAACCAACTCTTTTTCTTTTATACCACTCAGTTAATAGTGGGATATTATTAGATGTTCCATTAATAACAGGAATTATTGTAAAGACACCATCTCTTATTTCTGAATAACCAGATTTAGTTTTTCTATCATAATATTTTACACCTATTTTACTCCAATTTTTTAAATATGGCATTCTTTCAGCACTTGAATTTGCAATGATGTCGGCCATGATTGTTGAACCAACAACAGTCGATGTGGATTCTTTCAAACCAACAGGATATCCATTAGTTGCACTAGTTGGGTCTACTGGTGAGTGTGAATCACCGTAAGAAGATGCTGCACTTGCCCAAAGATATTTATAGGATATTGACTCGTCATATGCCTTATCATATTTTTGACATCCAACCTCTGTTGCAATTTCAGTTCTTGTATTATCAGATGTAGTTTTCTTTTTTATTGTTCTATCATAGATTCTCATAACCGCAAACGTTCCTCTATCTATAATATTACCAATTCCATTGTGTCCTCCTTCATATCCTGCGTAGTTAACACCGCATAGATTTGTCCATTCCTCATGACTAAATGAAATTGTTTCCATATAGTTTTTCCAAATACCAACTACATTTGTCCATTGTTGTATTTTAGAACTTAGTCTTGTTGGTCCGTCTGTAGCACCATAAGCCTCCCAACTATCATCTTTATCCGCAGATAATCTTATACCAAGAACTTTTAATCCTTTCCAATTATATCTAAATGTACCTGATCTAAAAAATGATTTATTGGTTAATGATGTGTTAGTGGCATTAAAATTCAAAATAAAATTACTAAACGACGTTGATTTTGCGTTTGTTTTATCTGGTGGAATTGTAAATGGAATTACCGTATCATCGACCAACGGATAAACATCCGCAATAAATCTACTATCATTTATATCACCTTCTGATGGTGTTACTTTTGCGTTGGATAAAAATTCTAATATTGTTTTTTGGGTTGACTTTGTTGAGTTTGTTAATGAAAATGTATTAGAACTCAAAGGTGAAGAAGTGGCTGATGTATATTCTCTAGCTTGGGCGTTTGGAAAAAATTCTGATAACCAAGAAGAGTTATCCGCAGTACTTACATTAAATTCTATTGGTATTAACATTACAGTGCTATTCCCTTGACCGACACCTACTATTTTTAATTTTATTTCACCTATTGCTGCATATTCTGATTCTGTAGACAAATCGGCAAATGCACTTGTATCTTCCGAACATTCTTCACAATCTGGGTATACGGTTAATGGTAAAACTTTTGTACCTCTATCTTGCATACTATAAGCAGAACTCTTAAATTGTTCACTCAATTTTACAAGTGGTCTCCAATTAATTGGCCAAGGAATATAAAAATCATATAAACCCTGACCTATCGAAAATAAAAATCTTCCAATAAATTCAAAAAATTTAATAAGTATAATAGCAAAAATAAATTGAATGAATGTTACAATTGAGGATATTAATAAACTAAATTTAATTCTATTTCTAAACGCAAAATTTGTTGGTAAGTAATTTGCATTACCTGTACAATCATCTTCTTGACTTGGTCTAATTTGTTTTATTCCTAAAAAAGCGTCTCTTCTAGATAAACCAAAAAATGATTCGACTGAAGATACTTCATAGTGTGATCCTTGAAAAGAAGATGGTGTATAAACTTTACCATATATAAACTTATAAAAAACATCTTCGGGAATTCCTCCATTGTTTGTTCCCAACATTAGATTTTTCTTATCAGATATATAAGTTGATGACATGTCACCTATGATTCCCATTCCGTTATTTGGTGTTACTATTTTTAAGTAATCCTCAAATACGTTAGAAAATTGATATGTGGTTAATAATTCTGGTTGATACTCACCTAAATTATTAACTCCATTGGCATCACTATTATATTCTCTAATTTGTGGGATTAAATAATGTGCGGATGATGTTCCTTTTGTTGATTCTGTATTTCCTTCACCTAAACTAAGTCTAAATCTTGAAACCGTTGTTGTTGGTATACCTTTATTTGGGTCATTAGTTATTTCTTCCTCTCCAAATTCATTTGTGTAAGTATATTCCATGTTCATTGGGATTACCGCCATTGCGGTTCCATCATCCTCAATTACTCCCGGATTAAAATATTCTAATTCGGGATATAATGTAACCCCGTCCGAACCATAAACTTTATTACCTGTATATCTAACACCTTCAATTTTACCAGGACTTGTTTGTAAATTACATTTATACCCCGTATTCATCCTAATAACTCCAGTCTTTTTTACTGCGTCAGAATTATTATCGGTTACAGATGAAATTAAAACTAAAGATATTGGTTCTACTTTAACTCCCTTATCGGATAAATCAAAATCAACTCTTGATATACCTATTTCACATAAATCTTGGTTTCCCCAAAATGGGAATACCTCAATTTTTTTATTGAATGATACAATTTGTTCTAATCCATCAATATCTTCATCAGATTTAAAATTGTAAAACCTATCAAATTTTTTCTCATCAACCCCTTGTCTAATAAAATCATATGGTCTAATTGAAAAACATCCCATATCTGACAAATCAACTTCAGCATGAATTGTTTGTTCCCCTAAAGGAACCCCCCAAATCATAAAGTCACCCGCACTATTAGTTTTTACTGTATAATTGTAATAAGTTTCATAAACTTCTAAAACTTCTTCTCTTGATAAAATATCTTCTTGGTCGAAAAATGTGCCGGTTGGTACGTGTCCTCCGTGTTGTTTCCTTGATGGTAATAAGTTATAACGATATCCATCATCATTTTTATCTCCAACCGATGTATATGGATATAAAGCGGATATAACGGGATCTGTAGAGTCTGCGCCTTTTTGTGGTACAAAAACGGAAACTTTAACATTAGGTATACCTAAACCATTGTTTGCGGTAACTCTACCACAAACAACCCCATAATCGGAGCACAATGATGTATATGCCTCTTGTTGAGTGAATTTTAAGGATAATATCTCAAGAAGGTCGTAGTCTTGTTTTAACTCAATTGTGACCTTTTGATCCTTACCGATATCTGTTGAAATTCTATGTTTTTGCATTGTTCTTATAATAAATAGAAAGCAAGGGATTTTCTACTATTATAACGAAAAAACATTTTAGTATGTAGTCGTTCCTAAAGATTTAGTTCTTACTTTGATATCCACATTTGGGAATCTGATTTGGAATATTTGATTAGACAACATAAAAACTGTCATATCGGATTGTTGTATTTCTTTTGTTACACTATTTTTATATGATTGAGATACTTCAGAACTTGAATATGTACCTCCTATTTGGTTATAAACACGTATATCGACAACATTCACAACACCAGCGACATTTCCAATTTCTTTCATCAAATCACCAACAAATAATGGATCACCCATTTTACGTTTTTCAATTGCAAAAAACGATATGGTATCTTCGATAATTGTTTTTAAAATATCACTTGATTTTTCATTCTTATCAACGATTAAATCAATTTCTAAACTTAAATCAATAACTTGACCACTCGTAATATCGATATAATCATTTATCATCCTATATTCAGAAAGATAATTTAAAATATTGTTTTTCAATGTGTTAGATACGATATCAGTTAAATTACCCTTATCATCATATGATAACAACTTAATTTTAACTTTATTATCTTGTTCTAAAACATTTACTTTAGCGGGTGCACCATAAGTTGATGGCATTGTCTCGATTAAAGACTTGTAATCATTTAAGGTTACCGCTCTGTCTTGTGCTGAGAAATTATATGCAACCATATTTCTTAATTCCTCAATTGTTGGTTGATCAGCACCACCGACCGCTGGTGTTACATTGGTAACTCTTAAAGATTGTTGTACTTGTGAATTAAAGCTCTCATTTGGACCCGTAACTTCAAAATCGACATTATCTATACTTGTTATAACATTAACCCCTAAATTCGAGTCTTTACCCCCTCCAATTCGATATTTTATGAATACCGTAGTGTTGGCTTTAGGAACTGAACCTAATGACATATTGTTTAAATAACTTGCAAGGTTTACTTTAAGAGAACCGTTCATATAGTTATCTAAATTTTCCAATGGGTTAACCGTACCAGAACCAAAAGTTACCGAATAATATCCCTCTGGCGTATACTCAGTAACGAATTTATTATAAACATCAACATATTTTCCGGCCTTAAAATTATCAGCATCTGATGCCGATGTTGGGTCGGGGATGAAAACTTTATCTTGTATTAATGTTTTAACTTCGTACCATTTATTAGTATTGTTTGTAAATTCTGAAGATGTTGGATTAGTTCCAAAAGATGTACCTTCTTTATGAATAACAGATGTGACACCTAAAACATCTTGTTCTGGAAGGTATAATTTTAAAAATGGTTTTTGGTCTAACTCTGAAATAACTCTTCTATATATTCTTGTAACACCGTTAACTACGGGTTCTCTTTTTGTTATTGTATATGAAGTTAATTTATTGTTATTATCAAAATTAGGTATTTTAAGTCTATTTGGTTCTCCTCTACTATTAAACGGGTCCGAAAAATCAATATCTTCTAATGTTTCAAATATCTGACCTCCTCCTGAAACTTGCGCCCCACTTTTTAAAATTCCCAAATATCTATCATCTTCTTTATCCCCTCTTACAGGCACATTAACTGAAAAATCACATAAAGAAACTGAAGGTCTGTTACCAGGTATTTTAATACCATATGTTTTTGCAATATGAAACAACGATTGTCTTTGTTGTGCAAAATCCAACATTGTTTCTTGCCAAACTCTATCAATATGAAAATGTAAGTTATCCGCAACCGCAGCATTTAAATCTAACAATACTGAAAATATTGATGCATCATTGGTATTCTTAACCAAATCAGGATAATACTCTTTTGTTAAATTTACTAATTCTTGTCTAAGTCCCGCAAAATCTCTTGTTGCGTATGATATCTTTTTTCCCATTTTAAATGTTTAATATTATAAAGTCTGAAGTTGAAAACGCTCCATTATTAACCGTATATTCAATTTTAACTTTAGCGGTATACGGTTTTGTTGAACTATCGGACACCCTAAAAAGTCTTTCATCTTCATCAGTTGAAAACGTCTTTACATTATCAGGGTCATCTTCTGCAGATATTACCTCTAGTTTTGTTATTTCTAAATTAGGTATATATTTTTTTACAGATTCTCTTATTTCTTCCTCAATCAATCCAAATGTAACCATATCATTTTGGTCAAATATGAATTGGTATAACCTAGTTCCAAAATCGGGTAAATAATATCTACTACCCTTTTTAGTTAATAAAAGATGTATTAAATTACCCCTAATCTCTCTTTCGGGGGTTGCAGTCATTTTTACATACTGACCCTCTAAACTATCTCTAAATGGAAAATCTATTCCGTATTTTACCGCCATATCAATAAATATAAACTAATCTAAAATGGTATTAAATAAAAAACCCAACATAAGTTGGGTTTTATTAATAATATATGGTTAATGATATTAAGAACCACAACCCTCACACTCAAAAGGTGAGTCTTTTGGTTTCATTGGTATCATTTCAATTTCAGGAGTTTCCTCACTTATTATTGTGTTATTTTTTATTGTTTCAGTAAACGATGCCATTTGTTGTCCGGGTAATTGTTCTACTGGTTTTGATTCCGATGTGTCAATACCCAATCCTTTTAATGCGTCAACCGCAGACCTACTTCTTAAATAATACATACCCGTTTTTAACCCCAATTTCCAACCAAATAAATGTGCGGCCAATAGTTTTGGTTTGGTTACATTATCAACAAATAAATTTAATGATTGTGATTGGTCAATGAAAACACTTCTGTTTGCTGCCATTTGTAAGATTCTCTTTTGAGACATTTCCCAAACAGTTTTATACACTTCTTTTAGTTGAGTTGGTATTTCTGGAATGTTTTGAACTGATCCGTTCTCCATAATTAATTTCTTTTTTATGTCATCATTCCATATTCCAATTTTCAATAAGTCTTTTACTAAATGCTTATTAATCATTACAAACTCACCACTTAATGTTCTACGAGAATATAAATTTGTTGTGAATGGTTCAAAAGCTTCGTTATTACCTAAAATTTGTGCGGTGGATGCTGTTGGCATTGGTGCAACTAATAATGAATTTCTTACCCCGTTATTTACAACACTTTTTCTTAATTTTTTCCAATCCCATCTACCTGATAAATCTTTATCTTTTTTATCCCACATTTCAAATTGGAAAATACCCTTTTCTATTGGTGACCCAGCAATTGATTCATATGATCCAAATTCTTTTGCCAAATCATTTGACGAGGTCATTGCCGCAAAGTAAATTGTTTCAAAAATATCTGTTTGTAATTTATCAGACTCTTCACTTTCAAAAGGAAGTCCTAATATACAAAACACATCCGCTAATCCTTGTACACCTAAACCAACTGGTCTGTGTTTAAAGTTAGAACGTTTTGTTTCTTCAGTTGGGTAAAAATTTAAATCAATAACATTATTCAAGTTCTTAACCACTTGGTATGTATACTCATATAATAATTCATGATTAAATTCACCATTAATTATGTACTTTGGTAATGCAATAGACGCCAAATTACAAACCGCTTGTTCTGTTGGTGAACTATATTCAATAATTTCAGTACATAAGTTTGATGACTTAATTGTGCCTAAATTCTTTTGATTTGATTTATAATTTGCAGGGTCCTTATATAACATATAGGGAGTACCTGTTTCCATTTGAGCAGTTAATATTGCATCCATTAACTTCCTTGCCTTTACCACTTTTCTACCTAAACCTTGTTGTTCATATGATTCATACAAACGAGTAAAAGATTTATCTTCAGGACTATCATATGTATCGGATAAACCAGGAGCTTCGTCAGGTGAGAACAATGTCCAATCCCCATCTTGTTCAACACGTTGCATAAACAAATCAGGAGTCCACATTGCCAAGAATAAATCTCTCGCTCTCATTTCTTCTTTACCATGATTCTTTCTTAAATCAATAAAATCATAAATGTCGGCGTGCCATGGTTCAAGATAAACAGCAAACGAACCTTTACGTTTACCACCTTGATTAATCCATCGAGCAACTTCATTATAGGTTTTCATCATTGGTAATAGTCCATCAGATTGTCCGCCAGTTCCTTTAATATAGGAACCTTTAGCTCTAACATCATGTACATGTAATCCGATACCTCCAGCCCATTTAGAAATCTTAGCAACATCTTTAATTGTATCAAACAATCCATCAATATCATCACCCTTGTTTCCAATTAAAAAACAAGATGACATTTGTGCTCGTTTTGTGCCGGCGTTAAACAGTGTTGGGGTTGCATGTGTGTAATAATGTTGGGATAAATCATCATAGATACGAAGTGCCATTTCGATATCTCCTTTACATATTCCAACCGCAACTCTCATATAAAGATATTGTGGTCTTTCTATTACTCTATCACCAATTTTTAAAAGATATGAACGTTCTAATGTTTTGAATCCAAAATAATCAAATTCTAAGTCACGTTCCATATGTATTGCACCATCAAGAACTTCTTTATTGTCAATTACAAACTTATAGATATTATCATCAATAAGGGAAGATTCTTTACCGGTTTTTGGTTCAACAAAAGAATAAAGTTCTTTTATTGACTGTGAAAACTTTTTAGGTGTTGTTTTATGTAAATTTGAAACCGCCAATCTTCCAGATAATTTTGCATAATCTGGATGTGTTGTAACCATTGATGCTGCGGTTTCAGCTGCAAGTACATCTAATTCTGTAGTTGAGATTCCATCATATATTCCTTGTGTTACTTTTAAGGTAACATATGTTGGGTCAATATACTCCATATTTAAATCGTGACAAAGAACACTAATACGTTTAGTTATCTTGTCATATCTCATTTCCTCTAAGGAACCGTCTCTTTTTTTAACTTTCATTTTCTATTTTATTTTTAAAAATCAACATCACCAAATGCAGAATCTAAATTTTCTGACGCGTTGTTTACGCCTGCCTTTTGATACTCAGCAACTCTTTTTTCAAAGAAATTTGTTTTACCTTGTAATGCAATATTTTGCATAAAGTCAAATGGATTTTCTGAATTATATACTTTTTCAACACCTAAAGAAACTAATAATCTATCAGTTACAAATTCAAGGTATTGTGACATTAAATCTGAATTCATTCCAATTAAACGAACGGGTAATGCATCAATGATAAATTCCTTTTCAATTTCCAATGCTCCACAAATGATTTCTTTGATTCTTTTAGGGTCAACTTTATTTTCAATATGTTGATTATAAATGTGACAAGCGAAATCACAATGAACTCCTTCATCTCTTGAAATTAATTCGTTAGAGAAGGTTAAACCCGGCATTAAACCACGTTTCTTTAACCAAAAAAT